AATATGGTAGAGTATTAGAGTTTCAAAAAGACGGAGAGAACTTTTACATATTAGAGTTTTCTGCAAGTTGGTTAAATGGAGAGGTGTCTTACTTGCTTGGATTAGGCGAGGGATTGGCTTACCCAAACAATACACTACTTACGTCAAATGAAGCAGTTAGTTTAGTACAAGAAAATACTGGAGAATAATGTACATTTTTAGCGTAACATCCGATACCGATTACACTGCTGAATTATATGTTCAGTTAGATTATGACGTAGTGAGTAGTTCAAACTACTTTCTGCTGAATGTTACGAATCTCCAGACTAACGTAAGCAGATCAGTTGTATTAACAAAAGACTATGCTAACGATAGAAACACTAAATTTAGTTTTACGTTTTACGCAGAGGATAACGAAGCAGAGGACAGAGTAGTATATCAAGAAACATCGTTTTTTAAGTACGAAATATACGAGCAAACAAGTTCGTCAAACATAGACATCACAGATTCGTCTATTGTAGCAAAGAGAGAAACTGGAAAGTTTTGGGTTGGTGGCGAGAGCCAAGTTACTTACGTTAAACAAGCAGAGGCAAACCCGACTAATTCCGTATATCTGAAAATATGAGTTTAAGAATAGTAAATTTAGCAGCAGAGAAATCTCCAAAAGCAAAGGAATCTAACACAAGAGATTGGGTTTCTTATGGAGATGACGACAATTACTTTGAGTACCTTATTGATAGGTATAACGGTAGTGCCGTAAATAACGCAATTATCTCATCTGTAAGCGACCAAATCTACGGAGAGGGATTATCTTGTACAGATAGCAATAAAAAGCCGTTAGACCACGCTAAAATGATGACTATTTTTAGGGCAGATGACCTTAAAAAAGTAGCACATGATTTGAAGTTGTTAGGTCAAGGTGCTTTTAACATAGTTTGGAACAAGGGTAGAACGCAGATTTTAAAGGCAAAGCATATACCAATGCAAAACCTTAGACCAGAGAAAGCGATAGAGGGCGAAATTAAGGCTTATTACTACTCTGATGACTGGTCGCAATATCGAAAAGAAAGATATGCACCAAGAAGAATAGAGGCTTTTACTGGTGCAAAGGGAGAGGAAACTCAAATAATGGTTATCAAACCTTATGCTTCTGGCTACTTTTACTTTAGTCCAGTAGATTACGCTGGTGCTTTACAATGGGCAGAGATAGACGAGGAAATCGGAACGTATCACTTGACTAATATACAGAATGGTTTTGCACCTACGATGATGATTAACTTTAACAATGGGCAACCTACCGAAGATGAGCAGAATCATATCGAGAGAAAGGTAACGCAAAAGTTAGAGGGTGCAAAAGGTAAGAAGTGGCTCATATCATTTAACGATGATACTACTAACGCTACAACTATTGAGAGCCTACCAATATCAGAAGCAAGTGAACAATATAAGTTTTTAAGCGAGGAAGCTACTCGTAAGATACTCATCGGTCATAAAGTTACAAGTCCTATATTATTCGGTATTAAAGATAATACTGGCTTAGGTAACAATGCCGAAGAGATAAAGACTGCATCTCAACTATGGGATAACACAGTTATACGACCATATCAAAATATGATATTGGATGCTATCAATGAGGTGTTGGCAGTTAATGGTATTGTATTAGATACATACTTTAAGACGCTACAACCGATTGAGTTTGTAGATACAGACGGATTAGATGCAGACGAGATTGAAAAAGAAACTGGAGTAGATCAAGAAGATGTAGTAGGTATTGAGCCAGATACAGAAGTTGTAGAAGAAGATATAGAAAAAGTAGATGCATCATATAACGGTGCACAGATTAGTTCTGCGATTGATATTGTGGCTAAAGTAAAAGAGGGTATTCTTAACGAGGCACAAGCTATTGTATTCCTTGTACAGTTCTTACAATTACCAGAAGAAGTAGCGAGAGGTTTCTTTAGTGGTGGTACAGAGCAGTTGCTTTCTAAGATTGCTTTGTCTAAGGAGAATGCTAAAAAGAAAAAGTCAAATACATTTAAAACTCTTGACGACATAGATACTACTCCTACTAATGAAATGATGCAAGAGGCAGAACTTGGTCTTAAACTGCGTAAGGAATACGGCAGAGGTGGTACAGAAGTCGGAGTTGCAAGAGCAAGAGATATATCTAACGGCAAGAATCTAAGCATTGAAACTATCAAGAGAATGTACTCATTCTTTAGCCGACACGAAAAGGCTACCAAAGGTGGGCAAGGCTACAATAGAGGCGATGAGGGTTATCCAAGTGCTGGAAAGATAGCTTGGCTACTTTGGGGTGGCGATGCTGGATTTAGCTGGGCATCACGCAAGGTTAAAGAAATAGAAGCAGTAGAGGAAGATTTTAAGAAGTGCAAAAAGAAGAAATGTAGTGGTGGAAAATGCTCTTGTCAAAACTACTCTAAAGAGGATGAGAAGAACGACATCATAGTCGCAAATGCTCTGATTGATTTAGGCGAAGAATTAAATCTTGACGAGTGGGAAGTTATCGAAGATGTAGATGCTGAAACACATGAAGAATTAGAGGCGTATAAATTCGCATCTACTGGAGTAGCAAGACCTAACTCTAAGAGTGAGCAAGATGCTACTATTGGTGGTTATATGTACAAAGTAAGGTACGAATACTACCCTAAGAAAGTAAGCAAGAACTCCAGAGAGTTCTGTCGTAAAATGGTAGCAGCTGATAAGCTATACCGTAAAGAGGACATCATAGCTATGGGAGATAAATCCGTAAATGCTGGTTGGGGTTTAAATGGTGCAGACACTTACTCTATTTGGGAGTTCAAAGGTGGTGGGGGTTGTCATCACAAATGGCGAAGAAAGACGTTTAGATCGTTAACTAAGATTGACACCAAAAGTCCTTTAGCACCAACCGTTTCAACAAATGAGGCAGACCGACAAGGTTATAGAGTTCGTAATCCAAGAAACGTAGCTATTAAGCCAAAGGACATGCCGAATAAAGGATTTGTAAATAAGAAATAAAATGGCAGTATTATTTGTAAACGAAGATAAATTAAAGAGTTCAACGGCAATCAACTACAATGTTGATACGGCTTTCTTGTTACCTTTTTTAAAGATAGCACAAGACAAGCACCTACAAATAATTTTAGGTACTAAGCTATACGATAAATTACAAGACGATATTGCTGGAGTAGAGGGTGCGAGTTTAACTGGAAATTATAAGATATTAGTTGATGACTATATACAAGACGCTATAATTCACTACGCACTTGTAGAGGCTTTGCCTTTTATATCATTCCAAATAAAGAACGGAAGCATCACACAAAAGAATAGCGAGAACGGAACGGCAGCTACTCGTCAAGATGTGGATTACTTAGTACAAAAAGAAAGAGATTCAGCAGAGTTCTACGGACAAAGAATAGTAGAATACCTTTGTCATAATAGTAGCTTATTTCCAGAGTATTCTAACAATACTGGTGCTGACATGAATCCAATACCAAACGCATATTATACTGGTATAAAACTATGAGATATAAGCCAAAGCAAAATAATATAAAAAAGCTAAAGGTATATTTAAAGAAATTGAAAGATGAAAAGCGACTTGATAGAACTAAATAGTATCAATGTAGCTGCGTTGGGTGTTACCTTTGCAGATATAGATGCAGTATTGACTACCTTAGTATTAGTAACTGCATTGATTTATAACATAAGAAGATTGGTAAAATGAAATACTTTCAGCCTTACGAGTTTAAATGTAACGGAGAGGTCTGCATTGACTTGATGAATCCAGAACTTTTAAAGCGTTTGGATTTAGCGAGAGGTATTGCAGATGTACCATTTTTTATAACATCATCATACAGAGATAAGTTGACAAACGAGAAAGTAGGGGGTAGTAAAAACTCCTCTCATCTACGAGGTAACGCAGTAGATATACATTGCGAGAATAGTTACCATAGATTTAAGATCGTACAAGGGTTAATGGATGCTGGATTTACAAGGATAGGAATAGCATCTAATTTTGTACACGCTGACGTAGATGAGGAACTTACTGATTGTGTAATTTGGACTTATTAATATGACTGGTTGGGAGTTAAGTTTAGGTACTTATACCGGTATTTTAGTTGGTATCTGGACATCAAAGTTTGAGAACGGCTACCAGCATTGTTTATATTTACCTTTTGTATTCATCGAATTAAATACTTATTATGATTGAGATTTTAAAATCAAACTGGGCAGAGTTGCTGATCGGAGCAATGGCATTCTTTAAGGTTATCGCTAACGTAACGCCAACAGAGAAAGACAATAAAATGTTTGGCTACTTAGATGACTTAGTAAACTACTTTATCAAAGACAAAAAGACAAACTAATGCCAATATCTCCGACAATAGCAAAGGGTGTTTTGGCAATTATACCCGAAATGTTTAAAGATTCCAAAGGGAAATGGAGCAGTAAAAGAACGGTATCGGGTTTACTTGCTACGGCTTGTGTAGTACAGATAGAGGCTAATGGGTTAGATATTAACACTTTATTGTTAGCATTTATTTCTGTATTGCCTTTATGCTTCTCTGTTTTTGAAAAATAATTTATATATTAGAGGGCATAACCAAAACAAATAAGTATGCCTAATCATCGAATCAGACTGAATCCCGAAGAGTTAGAACTTATTAAACGTCATCGGGCGCAATCACTTGACAACTTAAACGATAATACTGCCTTAGATTTACATCTAAAGGAAAGAGGTATTAAAAAGAAAGACGTTGTTTCTGTCAAACATTGGCAGAATATGAACGGAGAACTACGCTTTTCGGTAGTAACAAAAGAGGGGCAAGGGTTTAGTGATAACGATCTACTTAAAAAGGTAAGTAAGTTTATATCCGAACACGCACCTACCTACCCAAAGATAGAGCGCAAGGGTGGTAAACACCTACTTGTTATCAATCCAGCAGACATACATATTGGTAAATACGCTAACGAAAAAGAAACTGGAGAGGAATATAATATCTCTTTAGCAGTTTCACGCGTTTTGGAGGGTATAGAGGGCGTTATCTCAAAAGCCAAAGGGTTTTCTATTGATAAGGTTTTATTCTGCATAGGAAACGATGTTTTGCATATTGACAATGTTTATAATACTACAACAAAAGGAACACCACAAGATTGCGACGGCAAATGGTGGGAGCATTACGAGGTAGCTTTACAATTATATGTCAAATGCGTAGAGATGCTTAGGCAGATTGCTCCAGTAGATTGTGTGCATTCCATGAGTAATCACGACTATCAAAGTGGATTCCATTTAGCACACGCTTTAAAGAGTTGGTTTAGAAAGGCAGAAGATGTTTATGTAGATGCCTCTGTAAATCATCGTAAGTATTATAAGTTTGGAAAGAACTTGATCGGTCTTGAGCATGGAGATGGTGCTAAAATGGATAACCTACCTTTACTAATGGCACAAGAAAGACCACAAGACTGGGCAGATACTAAATATAGATATTGGTATCTACATCATTTACACCACAAAGTAAAACACAAGTGGAGAGATGCAAAGGATTTTATAGGTGTTACAGTTGAATACCTACGCAGTCCAAGTGCAGCCGATTCTTGGCACAACCGAAAGGGTTTTACTGGCTCTCCAAAAGCCGTAGAGGGCTTTATTCACGACTACGACAACGGACAAGTTGCTCGATTAACACACTTTTTTTAATATTTAACTCATTGAAAATTAAGCATCTAAGTTAATTAGGTGCTTTTTTTTTGATTATTTTTTTGTTTTTGTTGTTATTATTCTAAAAAACTTTTTTATATTTGTATCAAACAAAATAACTAAACAATGAAAGAAGTAACAAAAGAACAAGTACAAGAAAATCAAAAGCTAATTGACAAGCTAAGAGAAGAACGTAGCAAGGCTATTGATAAATATAAACATGAAAAATGTTTGTTATTAACAGAGATTATAATTACTTTAGAGCAAAATAACATAGTATTAAAAAACGCATAAAATGGGAAAACTAAAAGAACTTTTATTAGGTCGTAGAGATCAACAGATAGATAGGGAACGTATGTTAGAGATGCAACTTAATGCTCACTACAATGAGCAAACAAGTTACCTACAAGAATGGAAAGAGGGTAAACGTACACCCTTGAATAGTACGACACAAGAATTTGAATACGTTAAAAAACTAAACTATGGATGCAAGTAAACTAAACGAGTTGTATATAAAGAACGGCTTAACTAAAGACGATGTATTTAAGCACAAATTTTTCACTATCATAAAAAGAAATGGTATTGACAAAATACAAGCCAAGAACAATATCGTAATCGACTACAACTTAGAAAGGGTGTCAGAAGATCACAAAAGCGTTATCATAAAAGCTACGGCTCAATATGGCGACAAGGTAATACAGACCTACGGAGAAGCAAACCCACAAAACACTACTGCCTCTTATCCAGTTGCAATTGCAGAAAAGAGAGCAATGAGTAGAGCCGTATTAAAACTAACTGGCTTTTATGAGTTAGGACACTATGGAGAAGATGAAGCAGATGAATTTAACAGAAAGTAATATGCTGCACAAAATAATGAACATAGAAGCAAGTCATTGCTGCGAAGCTATTGTGTTGGGCGAAACTAAAATATGCTCTGCTTGTGGGGAGCATTGCGAAGTAGTATACTTAAACGATGAAAACGATGAATAAAACTGGAAGAGGGTGGCAACCCCGAACAAAATTGCAAGGTGTCTTATTAGATACCTATGAAACAAAAGCGTTAATCAGTAGCAAGTTAGAAATATCTCAACCTACCTTAATGAAGTTACTAAGGGATGAGCAACATATAACCTACAAGCAACTGAAAACGATAGCGAAAGATAGCAACACAAGTATAATCAAACTAATATCATTACTATGAGAATAACAGAAGATAAAATTCCAGAACTCCTGGAACTGGTCGCAAGAGAAAACAGAACATCAGTCGGTAGAATGAAATCTAAAGACCGTACAAGATTTGTATTAGAGGCTCGTATTATGTGCTATAAGATACTACGAGATAACGGCTATAAACTTGCAGAGATAGGCAAGATATTTAATAAGCATCACGCAGCCGTTTTGCATAGCCTTAAACTACACGAAAGGAATTACCTTACATTTAACTACTATCAAGAAACTTACGATTCTATAATGTACATATTAGGTCTTAACGATAGCGATAGCAATACGGATTCTTTTATACTTAACCAGTACAGAGAAAAAGTAAATACCTTACACGAAAAAATTGCTAACTTAAAAGGAGAAAATATAACCTTGAAAAGGCAGTTAGAAACGATTAAGAAAACAAGTAAATTTTTAACCCAAAACCTAAAATCATTATGCAGTTAAAAGGTCAGATCAAGGAAATCAGAGACGTTGAAATTATCAGCGAAAAATTCAGAAAGCAAGTTGTACTTGTTGAGCAAGAAACTAAGTTTGATGCCGTTGTACCGATTGAATTTGTAAATCAGAAAATAGACAACGTAGTACCAGAATTAGAAGTAGGGCAGAACAAAACCTTTCTTATTAATATTCAAGGTAGAGAATGGAAAGGCAAATACTTTGTTTCGTTAAGATGCTACGGAGTACATAGTGTACAAATGGAGAAAGCACTTGCAGAGGGAAACGAGCAAGAGCAAAACGGCGACTTGCCATTCTAATTGATAAATTGGATTTGGGGGTTTTGTAACTCCCAATCCTTTTTTTATATTTGAAATAAAAAACTATGGAACAACCTAACTACTACTCAATCTTAACGGCAGAGGTCAGATATGATAAAGACCTTACTCCGAATGCTAAATTACTCTATTCAGAGATAACTTGCCTAACAAACAAGAACGGAAAATGCTGGGCATCAAACAGCTACTTTGCTGAACTTTATAATGTAAGTCCTATAACTATTTCAAGGCTTATAAATCAATTAGCAAAAAAGGGTTACATATCTATTACTATGAAATATGTAGCTAATACTAAGCAGATTGAAAAGCGAATTATAACCATTAACAAAAATGTTAATAGGGTAAATGAAAATGATTTGGGGGGTCTTAACAAAAAAATTAAACACCCTATTAACAAAAATGTTAAGGATAATATTACAAGTATTAATACTACAAGTAATAATAATATAGAGGGTAAACCCTCCTCTCTCAATGAGGTCAATAATTATTTTATAGAGAAAAATTTTGATTTGTCAGAAGCAATTAATTTCTTTGAGTATTATGAGAACAACGGCTGGAAGCAAGGCAAGAACAAAATGAAGAAATGGAAACTCGCTGCTAATCGTTGGATGCGAAATTACAAGCCAAAAGAAAATAAAGGTTTAGCTTCTCAATATGGATTTAGTATTAACAATCAAAACCAACTAACATGAAAATTACAAACGAGTGTAACATGGAATTAATGTCAAGGTATGAAGATAACTACTTTGACCTTGCTATTGTAGACCCACCTTATGGTATTGGAATTAAAATGCAAAAATTTACAAAACCAAGCAGACCTAACTCTTACAAAACAAAACCTAAACACAAAGGGTTTAATGATAATAATAGACCAAACAGAGAATATTTTAAAGAATTAAAAAGAGTTTCTAAAAATCAAATTATTTGGGGAGGACAATATTTTTGTGATTTATTGTCAATTAGTGGTAGTTGGATTTTTTGGAATAAAATGAACGGAGAAGGTTCTCATTTTGCAGATGGAGAGTTAGCCTACACAACTTTTACAAAGTCTTTAAAAATGTTTTCAGTAAGTGCTTTTCATAATACAAGAGGAGGAAAAGACAGAATACATCCAACTCAAAAGCCAGTAAAATTATACGAGTGGCTTTTAATGAACTACGCTAAAGAGGGCGATAAAATACTTGATACTCATTTAGGTAGTGGCTCAATAGCAATAGCTTGTCATAATTTGGGTTATGATCTGACTGCTTGTGAATTGGATAAAGATTATTATCTTTCTGCAATGAAACGTATTAACCAGCATAAAGCACAACTAAGGATATTATGATAGGGAAAGAGCCAAGCGAAGAACTATTAAGTTTCTGCTACGTTACAATCAACAAGGCTTTATTTGAGATGAGCCAAAAGAAAGCCGAAGAAGATAGAAAGATATTAGCTAATATTTTAATGAACGACCTAAACGATAAATTCTATCGTCTTACTATGGAAGATGTATCAAAGGCATTTCATAACGGAGTAAGGGAGTTTGATCAAATGGCTATAAATCCAAGAACGTGGTACAACTGGTTAAACAAACAGAAGCTAAAAGTAAACGCTAAACGGATAGAGAAAAGCCAAGAGAACGAAAGGCTACAAATTGAGCAAAGGTGCAAAGAGGTAGATAAGAAAGAGATACTAAAAGAGTTTATAGAGTTATGCTTGGTAGAAGTATATGAGCAGTATGTAGCTGGAGAGAAGTTTAAGTTTCAAGGAGTGAGCCAAGTTTTTAACTGGTGCGAAAGCGTTGGATTAATTTCTTTAACTTTAAAAGAAAAACAGAAATTGTGGGATGAGGTACAAGAGGAGATAGAACAAAAGAAAAAGTTTGTACACAATGAACGCAAACAGTTTCATCCAGTAGTAATGTGTAGAGAAAAAACATTGATGACATATTTTAGCAAATGGAGAGCAGATAATTTTGATTTAAGAACGGAAGTAAATAAACTATTATGAAGTACAACACAGACAAACGCACACGCAAAAAAATCGACAAGCTACTTGAACAAAACGCAAGAAACGTAGCCAATTTTGAAACTGGTAGCAAGTATGATTTAAAAACAAAAGGAGAGTTTAGAAAGGCTTGGATAGATATACAAAAAGAAATACGAGAACTGGATGCAGATTTTTACAAAGTAATAAAGGCACAGAATTGAAAGCATTAGAGGACAAGCTACAAACGGCAGTAATAACATACTTACGGCTTGAAAAGAAAGCATTGTATTGTGCTTCTTTAGGTGGGCAGTATCAACGCTATCACTCGCAAAGAATGAAAGCCAAGCGTAACGGCTATGTAGCTGGATTCCCCGATGTGTTTTGTTACGATGCAAGAGGTGGCTACCACGGTCTTGCATTAGAGTTAAAGGTCAAAGGCAACTACGCAAGTCAGAAGCAAAAGAACTGGATCAAGAGATTAAACGAGAGAGGTTACTTAGCAAAGGTATGTACTGGGTTTGATGATGCTAAAAAGTTTATAGATGATTATTATAATTTACAATAATTTTTTATATTTGACGAAACTAAAACTAACAAACTATGAAAGTAACTATTGACACAAACTGCGAGGACTTTATAGATATGACTGGTAAATTTCCAGTAGGTCATATTAGAGGTTTAATGAATCACTACATAGACAGAGCAGAAAACCTTGATCATCTTTTAAAAGTATATCAAAATAGGATAAAAGAATTAGAGGCATCAGATAACCCACATAAGAGCATTCTTATTAGAGAACTAAAGAATGTGTTTATAGCTGGGCGATGCGACTGGGAGCCGGAAGAAGGTATATGGGATAGACCTATGGATGATAGGTGCGATATGCAACTAAGACACTACCCAGACGAAAGACTTGGATAACGTGAGTAAGCTACGAGAGTGCTACAATTTATTTTCAATTATTTAGATTGGAAATCAGCGTTGAGAGGGGGAGTGTGGGAACTCCCCTAACTCAAACAAAACAAACTAAAACCTATTTATACCTATGGCAGAAACTTACATTTATGCAGTCGCAATACTACTCCCGATAGTATATATATTGGGAATGTATTATAATACCAAGTAGGGTGGTGGAACTGGCAGACACACCCACTTGTCTGGTGGGCGAGGATTGTAGAAATACCCTCTTGTACGTTCGAATCGTACCCCTACTGCTAAACCTTTAAATCTAAATAAAATGAAAGACGAGAAAGAAAAAAACGTAGACACAACCTGGGATGCTTGGCTTGAAGATATGTCAGACAGAGAACAACCAGAAGCGTGTAGTATTGACAACCCAGATTGCGAGAATTGTGGCTCATGAGTAGCGTAGAGAACAAAGTATGTATAAAGATACTTGACAGAGCAGAGGTCGGAGAGAACAAGTACGGCAAGACTATGGAACGTACAGACCTTTCTACAATAGACTGGATAAAACACGCACAAGAAGAGGCTATGGATTTAGCCGTATATTTAGAGAAGATTCTGGAGTTATTAACACAAGAGCAAAAAAATAAAATTTAACCTATATTAGTGCATAGGTTTTCTCATTAGTTAGTTTTGGGTGGGGTAGAGAGTAAAATCTTTACTCCACTTTTTTTTTAAATTTATAATTATGTTAGGAAGAGGATTAGTAAACAGATTAATTTTGAAAGCAGTAAGACGAGGCAAAAAAATAAATGTCATAAAACGCTATTTATATATGTGTCATGGGATTAACATAGGCGACAAGGCTCTAAAGAATAGATATGAACGAATTAAAGCATTTGCTCGGCAAGGAGTACAATAACATATACGAGATAGCCCTAAAGATAACAAAGGGCAACGATATAGATGCACAAGATTTAACGCAAGAAATCTATGTTATTATTTTGGAGTACGATCAAGAAAAACTCCAGCAGATATACGACAACGGACATATTAAATACTGGGTAGCAAGAGTGATGCTCAACCAGTATATCAGAAGCACATCCCCATTCAAGAAAAAGCATCATTCCTACCTTAAAGATGCCAACGCAGTAGTGAGCAACCTTGCCCACGATGATAGCGAAGAAACAATACAAGACAAAATACTTTTTGAGCAACGGCTACAACAGATAGAGGAAGTAATGAAAGACTTGCATTTCTACGATAAGACCTTGTTTAAGATTTACTACGAATCCGACCACTCAATCAGAAGCCTATCGGAATCAACCAACATAAGCACCACATCAATATTCAATACAATAAAAAACGTAAGAAACTATATAAAGGATGAAATTAAAGACAAGCAATAAGACGTACAATGAACGTATGGAGATATGTCGCAAATGCGAACACTTTAGAAAGTCGGTTGCACAATGCAAAAAATGTGGATGCTTTATGAAGATAAAAGGTGCGATTGCTTTTACTCGATGTCCTATCGGAAAATGGGAAAGAGAAAAGGATATTACCCCAGACCAATTATCTATCCTTAAACGGCTTGTAAATAGCATTGAGGGGAGTAAGGTAACACACGAACAGAACGTAGGATTGACTAACTTGTATAATGAGATTTTTGGAATGCGTAAAAACGTATCTTCTTGTGGTGGATGCGTTAGAGATATGGTAAAGGATTTAACTGAATTATTAAAAAGCTATGAAGATTGAAAGCGTTAAAATATCGGACTTAAGATTTGCTGAATATAACCCTCGCAAAATATCTAAGAAGCAATTTAAAGACCTAAAAAAAAGCCTTGAAGAATTTGGTTTAGTAAAGCCTATTGTTATTAATTCAAGCGAGGATAGAAAGAACGTAATTATAGGTGGGCATCAAAGAGCAAGAGCATGGGAAGATTTAGGTAACGACCACATACTAACTTATGCAGTTGATTTGCCTATCGAAAAAGAAATGAAACTCAATCTTAGGCTTAACAAGAACGGTGGTAAATTTGACGATGACCTACTGCTGAATTATTTTGATGAGGAAGTATTGTTTGAGGTAGGGTTTACTGTAAACGATTTGAACATCAATATAGACAAGTACGAAGATAACACCCTGGAAGATGTTACAAAAGACGTTTGCGAGTGTTGTGGCTCTCCGATATGAAAAAGCATACTAAAATATATCTTGATTATTTCGGATTCAATGATACCGATTTTATACCTTGTGAAGTATGCGAGGCAAAAGCTACAGATATACACCACATAGAAGCCAGAGGTATGGGTGGAAGTAAAACAAAAGACAACATAGAAAACTTACAAGCATTGTGTAGAACTTGCCATATTGAGTACGGAGATATAACGTATTGTAAGGATATGCTAAAGAAGATACACCTAAAATATATGCAGATATATGGAACAAAATAGAACAAAGGTAGCTAAAGAGAGAATGCTCAAAGCCTTAGAAAAATCGCTTGGTATTGTTTCAACGGCTCTAAAGATGACAGATCTATCAAGAACAAACTATTACAGGTGGCTCAAAGAGGACCAGGAGTTTGCTGATAAGGTCAAAGAGATAGAACAAATAGAACACGATTTTATTCGGTCTAAGTATTACGAATGTATAAAAGACAAAGTGCCAAGCGTTGTAATTCACGCAGCCAAAACACAACTTGGATTAAGTGAACGCCAACAGATAGATGTAACAACGCAAGGAGAAAAGATTAACAAAATAGAGATAGAGATTGTCAAGCCTAAAGATACAGACGAGTAATGTATTCGAGAGAAACTACAATGCACCTACAAAGCTGGTAGTTAATCAAGGGGGTACGCGAAGTGGGAAAACTTACTCACTTTGTCAGTTGCTTATTGTAAAGGCTTTTGAGAATACTGGTAAAAGGTTTAGCATCGTAAGGAAGTCGCTACCAAGTTTGAAGCTATCGGTAATGAAAGATTTTTTCGAGATACTTAACAACCTTGATTTATACGATGAAACAAAACACAATAAATCAGACCATACCTACACCCTAAACGGCAATACATTTGAGTTTATATCTTTAGACCAACCACAGAAAAAGAGAGGTGCTAAACGGCACTATCTATTTTGTAACGAGGCAAACGAATTAACGTGGGAAGATTTCTTCCAGCTGCTCGTAAGAACGGAAGAAAAGATATACATAGATTACAACCCATCTGAAACACATCATTGGCTATATGATAAGATACTAAACAGAGAGGATTGCACATTCATTAAATCAACGTACAAGGATAATCCATTCCTACCAGATGAATTGGTAAAGGAGATTGAAAGACTACGAGATACAGATGAGGACTATTGGAAGATATACGGATTAGGAGAGAGAGGATTCTCTAAGTCAATCATATTTCCAAGAGTTGAGATAATGAGCAAGATACCAGAAGAAGCTAAACTCATATCTACTGGCTTAGACTTTGGATATACAAACGATCCAAGTGCTTTAGTAGAGGTTTACGAATTGCAAGACAAATTAATATTTAACGAATTACTATATGAACGAGGACTTACTAACTCTGACATTGCTAACCGAATGGATGTTTTCTGGTCTGATAAGCGAAGAATTGTATTTGCAGACAGTTCAGAGCCTAAATCAATCGAAGAATTATATAGATTAGGGTACAACGTAAAACCTTGCGTAAAGGGTAAGGATTCAATCAACATAGGGATAGACCTACTCAAACGATTTAAGCTATGCGTAACAACAAAAAGCACTAATCTAATATCGGAGTTCAACGGCTACAAATGGCAAGAGGATAAGAACGGCTACCTACTTAATAAGCCAATAGATAATAACAATCACGGAATAGATGCTTTACGCTATGCCGTTACTATGGTTAAGAGCAAACCAAACGTAGGTAGATACTCGATTAGATAATATTTATACATATTACACATTTTACTATTTAATAATATGAAGTTGATTATACCGACAGATACAAGCGAGATTACATTAGGACAACTGCAAGGATTGGCTGATATACAAGAGGCTGACATAGATACGTTAGAACGGCAGAAAAGAAGTATCTCGTTATTGACTGGTGTAGATAGAGAAACACTTGACAGATTCCGTCTAAGCGATTTAGAGATGGTCTACGACAAGTTATTGAGTTTGTCTAAGAAAGACAATAGGCTGATTAAATTCGTTACGTTAGAGGGAGTGAAATACGGATTCCATCCTAACCTATCGGAGATAACTACTGGAGAGTTTGCAGATTTGGATACATACTGCAAGGAACTAAACAAGAATCTCCACAAAGTAATGGCAGTATTGTACCGACCAGTCGTAAAAGAGAAGTACGGTAAATATGATATAGAAAAATACAAAGGTGCTGGAGAGAGAGCAGAGTTATTCAAGGATAAGCTACCAGCTAATGTAGTGAATGGTGCAATGGTTTTTTTTTGGGCTTTAGGGAAAGATTATTTGAGCAATATTCTTCAATCTTCGCTGGAGGGCAAAGCACCGATAAACAACAAAGGTTTAGCAAAAAATGGGGTTGGTATTCAATCCTAATGGTGTTAGCCAACGATGATGTTTTAAAGATAGACCAAGCAACTGAAATAGGGATAGGCAAATGTTTTACCTATTTAGCATATATAAAGGATAAAGAAAACGCTAAGAAATGAAATCATTTAAAAGTATAGTTGAGCAATTCGAGAAGATTTGCAACGCACACAAGCAACTCAATTCGTTTACATTCGGAGATATATTCGAGGTAGACTTATCTAACGAGGTGGACTTTGCAAAGGCTCACTTAATAGAACAACCCTCAACGATCAATAGCAGAGATTTTGTATTTACCTTTGATTTGTTGGTTATGGATTTGGTTGCAGCAGACGGCTCAAATGAAACAGACGTACTTAATAACACATTTCTTATAATGGCTGACATTTACAGAGAGTTTAAAAACGGATTAGGTAGAAACACTCCTATAATTGATTCAAGAAGCTACGCAATAAATGATAGCGTTACTTGTGAGCCGTTTACAGATCGATTCGAGAACTTACTCGCTGGGTGGAAAGGAACAATCAGTATAACAGTACCAAGTCATAACAACGCTTGTAATAGCCCTATATGAAGTTAGAATTAGAAGCAACGCAAAAAGCCTTATCCAAATTTGGTAAAGATGTAATCATTAAGGCAGCTACATATCTCCAAACAAGGAAACGAGGGTATGATACTGGGCGATTAATGAAATCACTTGATTATGATTTAGGAGTTGCAGCTAATTCGATAAGCCTTAAAATACGAATGGAAGATTATGGTCTTGCGATCAATGAGGGTAGAGGAAAATCTGGTGGTGGCTCTGGCGTTTTATACCCTAAAATATTAGAATGGGTTAAACGCAAAGGACTACGACCAAGAAATAGTAAAGGGCAATATGAGGCTTGGAGAAATAAGGCTCAGCAACAAAGAGGCATAGCTTACGTTGTAACAAGAAAAATACATAGATTTGGTTACAAGGGTACTAATTTCTTTGATGATGCCTTTGCTCAAAGCTACAAGAAACTACCAAAAGCATTGACGAAAGCCTTTGCGTTAGACTTAGAAAACTTTTTGAATTTTACAATAGACGAAATAAACAATGGCACTAACAGTAACAAGACCTAATTACTGGACTATAACTTTAGATTCAGACCAAACATCGCAATATAAGTTTAAATATGTTGTAAATGTAAAAATTGGTGGCTCAGTACAAATAACTTTAAGGCAGTCAAAAAATGCTTTAGGGAATGCTCATTTTAATGTAGAAAAGATACTTAAGAACTACTTTAATATAACTCATAAACACGCCAATACTATAACTGGTTCTGTTGATTATGATTCTATTCATTTGATGCCACAGAATACCACAGACGTAGGTACTGCATCTACACCAGACATAGAAGATTATCCGATAAGTAAAAACAATAAAGACATTATTACATTTACTTTTGACTGCTTTGAGGAATATAGCACAACACCAGACGGACCTGCAGACCCACAAACTCCAGTAGTTGTAAGCTATCCGTTTATAAACTACGCTAATGAGTGGGAAGATTTAATGAATTTTGAAGAAGATTTATTCGGTCTAACCAACGCCTTAGACGGTAGGTTTTTAAGTTTACTGCCTTACGATACTAATCGTAATAACGCAACTGCAAACAAAATACCACACCTAACAAGCTACAACGATTATAAAACCTTTGCTTGGCTAAATGAATATAATACATATTTCGACACAGAAAATGGGGGGCTTGTATATATGTTCTTTGATGATGTACCAGTATTTGAAGATGTACAAGGAGAATCAATACCTACTAATCATGTTGGGATGATTTCAGTTGATAACGATACTGACAATGGAGGTATTGAGCCTGATACGTCAAATGAAGATGATGAGTATTTACTTTATGCTGGAGTAGGTGGTGCAAATGTTAAAAACATAAAATATCCAAACAAAGGGGGGTATCAGCTACTTGACACATCTAACGTAAAATATTATACTGTTTATTATGCAAGTACATCAACTAGTGATAATGTTTATGTTAATGGTACAGACATAAGGCAAGGCGATAATATTTTGATAGTTACTGACGGTGGTACTGGTGCTGGGGAAATAGATTACACAAGTATAGGTGCAGCCAATAATACGGCTGCAACATCTTTTTATGCTACTGGTACAACTACTGGAACTGGAACTTACTATAAGAGATTTCCAACACCAGTATCTAAATTATATATGTTTGAGATAGCATCCGAAAATAACTGCAATGCCACAAGGTTTGACGAGTACACTTTAGCTTGGAAAAACAAGTACGGAGTATGGGATTACTATATGTTTGACGGAGAACATACAGACGTAAGAAACTATACAAGAGAAGATGACTACGAACGTATTGCTGGAGATTATGCTGGTGCATCATTTACGATAAATTCATACGAAAGAGGTAAGGTACAAAAGATTGAGGGAGTTAAACAGACAACAATAAATACCAGATATATAACTGATGAGTATAATGATTATTTTAATGGATTGCTTATGTCTAATGAAGTTATGTTATTATCTCCAGTTAAGAAAGGCGATGATGACGTTAAGCAAGTACCTATTCCAGTTAATATCGTAGATACAAGTATTACATATAAAACAAATTTAAAAGATAAATTAGTACAATATTCGTTTACGTTTGAATATGCTCACAAACTTAAAAAGGTATATTAATGGTACAGTTACAAGTTAAAAATCAAACGGACAATACTACGCATTTTCTTGATTTAGGGGAAGTGAGTATTAAGGCAGACTTTTCTGTATTAGAAATACAAGACATTACTAAAAGAAAGTCAGAGAATACGCAAACATTTACGCTACCATTTACGCAGACAAACAATAATTTTTTTTCACACTTTTACGATGTTACTGCAACTGGAGATTTTAACCCTAACAAAAAAACAGAAGCGTCTATATTAGTAGATAGTATAGAAGTTATTGAGGGATATTTACAACTGCTATCGGTAAACACTACGAGCCAAACTTATGAGGTTATTGTTTACGGATTAGTGGCTAATATTGTAAATCAGTTATCGGATTCAAAACTTACGGATTTAGACCTATCAGAGTTTAACCACGTACTCAACGAAACAAACGTAATAGATTCTTGGAATGGTGCAATAACTTACACAAGTGGTCAAACTGGAGATGAGATACTATACCCTATAATTGACTACGGCTATGGGTATGATAAAAACATTGCCTCGAGTAGTGATAATATATTGACTTGCGAAAGATTAAAACCAGCTATAAAAATAAGAACTGTATTTGAGAAAATATTAAACAATATTGGTTACAATTCTGTAGTATCTGAATTTAAAATTACTGATTTTTTCACTAATCAGTATATGACACTTGGCACAAGTTCAGAATTTACAAATAACGCAATAGAAGATAGTTTTAGGGTTGGTAAGACTGGCAATCAAACTTTAACAACAACTCTGCAAAATTTGATATTTGACAGACAGACATCTGCCACGCAATTTGATTTTTACGATGAGGGTGGGAATCTTGATTCTAACGGATTTTATACCACACAGTCGGACGGTTATTATAGATTTAAAATAAGACTAAATTATACGGCAAGTGGCTCATCATACCACAATGTAAGAATTAGAATGCTTTTAGATGACGGAGTAGATCCAACCTATACCGACTGGACACCAAAAGAAAGGGTTGGCTCTGACGTTACTGGAGATGCTTTTATTGAACTATATACAGATACGACTTATATAGAAGATAATACCGTTGTCAAATTTCAAGCAAGTTATCAAGAGGCGAATGTTGGTACTTTCACAGTTTTGGCATCTGTACCTGCTGAATATAAGCAATCTGAATTAGAATTAGTCCAAGCACCGACATCTTCAATAGGAAGTACTGTTAATTTTGCCGCTGGAAATAATATAATGCCAGACATTACACAAATAGAGTTCTTAAAATCTATATTGTCAAGGTATAACTTAGTTATGGTGCCGAGTAAGTTTTCAAGTTCTTTGGTTGTGGTAGAGCCAATACAAGACTATTTTGATGACGGAGTATCTAAGGATTGGACTGATAAGATAGATAACTCAAAGGCAATAACTATAAAACCTACATACGAGTTTCAAAAAGACAAGATTATATTTAAGGATTTAGATTCAGAAGATTTTATTGGGAAAGATTACCAGAATGTTTATGGACATCCTTATAACTATTATGAGGTTAATATAGATTCAGACTTTAAACAGAAGGGTACAAATTTAGAATTACCAAGTATATTCTCATCATTTATAACCGATAGGATTGTGGAACTCGGTATGAGCATATCTCGTATTTACCAATTCAATAATAATGAGATAGAGAAGATAGACGCAAAGCCTAAAATATTTTATTATAACGGTTTAAAAGATTGTGGGGGTTATCACTTGTGGGAGTCTTTAAGTAGTGCAAATTCTACTTATAAAAAGGAATACCCTTTTTGTTCTCATTATATAATGGCTGGAGATACAATACAAGAAACTGATACAGATATAAGGTTTAAAAGTGGGTACGCAGTAGGAGAAGAAAGTTTGATACACAAGCAACCAAAAGAAGATACATTTTCTAAGTTTTGGAAACAATACCTTGATAACATATTTAACAAGGATGCAAGAGTATTAATAGGAAATTTTAAGCTAAATTCTGTTGATATAGCAAACTTAAAATACAATGATAAGATATTTGTAAAAGATAGCTATTACAGAGTAAACAAAGTAAGCAACTACGCTTTTGGTAAAGATGTATCTACAAGAGTTGAATTAATTAAGATATTAGACTTTTTCGATACTCTTGCAATAGCTGGGTGTGATTTAAGAGTTTCTACATCTGGTCTTAATGGTATAGTTACGTTTATAGACCCGACTACTGGCACAACGTCAAGTGGAAATAAAGTCTGTTGTGAAGCAAACGGTTTTACTTGGTATGGTTATACGTCTAATTGTGTTAGAAAAACAAGAGCAAGGATAAATACAAAAGAGCCGACTGCAAAAACAAATAGATTTAACATTGATACTACTTTAGGTCGAACTGCAAGAAAGACTAAGATAAAAGGAGATGTAACAGAGTTTGCAGATAGCGAGAACGCAACAAGTGGGCAAGTAGCTAGTTGGGATGCGACAGAGGGGAAAGTAAAATGGACTGGAACAAGACACGTAATCCATTGTGGTTTTGCTCACGCTACTACGAGTAATGTATATTTACCATTTGGTTACGGAGGTATTTTTGATAGCACATCCAGTTCTGGTTATTTAGAATATGGTGGCTTTATTGCTCCTTGTGACGGGTATGTAGAGTTTATAACTATAAGAGGCGAAAATGCTGGAGGTAACACAAGCGTTGCTATAAGCGTAGCTGGACCTCATATTGAAGTGCCAGTATTAGGTCCAGGCTCATTCGCTGGTGGTATAGTAAATATGAGTAGTGATGATGTGGCTTACAAATGGGATACATTCGTAAACCAATCGGGTGTTTCTAACAGTTTTAACGCTGGAGATGTTATTATGATTAGTATGAACGCTTCTGGACAGTTGCACGATGCCGTTGCAACTGCCGTATTAGTTTTAGATTGGAATAATCCATTATAAAAATCTAATTTTACTATTTATGATTAGCGAGGTAATAAAAGGATTGACAACTGGGAAGATAAAACAAACTAAAAGTAATGTGTTTGCGTTTGGCTTAGATCAATACCCTAAGACAATAAAACAAGCATGGAAACAATTTAAGACGGAGATATGGCTGAAAAAGTAATTATACCTTTAGAAGCAAAAGTAGATAAGGCGATTGAGGAAATTGCTGGGTTAAAGGATGAGTTAAAACAAGTAGTTGAATCCAATAAACAAGCAGCACGTTCTACAAAGGGGTTAGCTAATGGATTTAAGGGGTTAGGTCTGGCGATGAAAACTGCTGGAATAGGTCTTATTATTGAGGCGTTCAATTTCCTTAAAAACATTATAGGTCAGAATCAAGTAGTAATAGACACATTAAGCACTACGACAACTGCTCTGGGGATGATATTCAGAGAAATAGGAAATGAAGTAGTAGAGGTAGGGCAGAAGATATTTAATGCTTTTCAGCAGCCACAAAAGACACTTGCCAAGTTAGGGCAAAAGTTTGAAGAAATACGAGACTACATTAAAGATAAATTTAGTGGGGTAGGAACTATATTAAATGGTATTTTTACTTTTGATATAGATACAATAAAAGCTGGATTATCCGAGATAAAAGGGGACTTTCAAGACTTTACAGAAGATGTAAGCGATGTTTACGAGAACGTAACCACAAAGGTAAAAGAAACTACTGACGCTTTTGTAGAGAACGCAAAAGCATCTGTTGATACGGCAACTGAATTAACCAAGCAACGCAAAGAAGTTGAGTTGTTAGATGCTGGGCAACAGAAATTAATGCTTAGTTATCAGAATCAAGCAGAGATACAAAGACAAATAAGGGATGACGAAAGTCTTACGTTTGAGCAACGTATCGCAGCTAACGAAGAATTAGGTAGAATATTAGACGAGCAACTTGCAACGGAACAAGCACTTGCACAAAAGAAAGTAGATTTAGCTCAAAAAGAATTAGACTTAAATAAGGATAATCACGAGTTGCAGATTGCCTTAATTCAAGCAGAAACAGAGTTAGTCGATATTGAAGAACGAATTACTGGGCAAAGGTCAGAGCAACTTACTAACTCAAACTCTTTATTGAAAGAGCAAAACGAAAGAGTTGCAGAGAGTATTGGAGTATTTGGTGGTCTATCAAGTGCATTGAGTTCTTTAGCTGGAGATAATAAAGAGTTAGCTGCTGCAAGTGCGATTATAGACACCTACGCTGGGGCAAATAAGGCTCTTGCTCAAGGTGGTATTATAGGTATTGTTTCGGCTGCTACAATTATAGCAACTGGTTTAGCTAACGTAAAAAAGATATATGACACAGAAGTACCTAATGCTGGGGGTGGTAGTGTACCAAGTGCTGGGGCAACTATCTCAGCAAACGTACCAAGACAAGCAACTCTATCTGATGTTGCTTCAAGAATAGGTCAGAGCAATCAGCAACCAGTTAGAGCCTATGTAATAGGTCAAGACGTAACAGATAGCCAAGAGGCACAAGCATACTTAAATAACCAAAAGACTTTATAATGAAAGTAGTAGAATTTACAATAGACGAAGAAGCAGAAGATTACGGAGTTTTCGCTATCAGTTTGGTAGAGCAACCAGCGATAGAGGAGAACTTTAAATACTTTTCAAAAGAGGGTAGACCGAAAAACTTTGCAACGGTAGACAAAGACAAACGTATCGTAATGGGTGCAGTAATGATACCAGACATCCAGATACTACGCATAGATCAAGATGGCAATCAGTATAAATGCTTTTTCAGTAAGGAAACGATCAAGCGAGTAAGTGAGTTATATATGCTTGAATCTAAGCACAAGAACGCTACGCTTGAACACGAAAGAGTAGTGAACGGAATAACTACCGTAGAGAGTTGGATTGTGTCTGATAGCAAGAAAGATAAAACACAAGTCTTTGGATTAGAGTACCCAGTAGGTACGTGGGTGGCTTGTATGAAGATTGACAACGAGGACGTATGGCAGAACTATGTAAAAGAGGGTATTGTAAAAGGTTTCTCTATTGAGGGATACTTTGACGAGAAGCCTACTAATATGAGCCAAGAGAGTGTTCTTGAACAGATTAGACAAATCATTCGAGAGGATGAAAATAAAACACTTTAGGGAATAATCTATTTACAAATATAAATTAGCACAATGGACACACTAAACAAAATCAAAGTCCTACTTGGAATGGAAGAAACTCCACAAGTAGAAGAAGCTACTCCACAAGAGTTGGAAGAAGCAAAAGAGCAACTTAAATTTGAGGATGCTGCTTTAGAGGATGGTACTATTATTAGTGCAGAGGCTTTTGAGGTGGGCAACGCAGTATTTATAGTTGTTGAAGAAGAACAACAACCTTTACCAGTAGGCGAGTATGCAATGGCAGACGGATCTCTTTTAGTAGTAGAAGAAGAGGGTATCATTGCAGAGATTAAGGCTGCTGATGAAGAAACAGAAGAAGAAGTCGAAGAAGAAGTAGTAGAGCAATCAGAAGAAGTAGTAGAGCAATCTGCTGACGATTCTAAAGAGGCTATTATCCAAGCTATTGGAGTAATGGAAAACCTATTGCAAGAATTCAACGCACTTAAAGAGGAGTTTGCATCTATCAAAGCAGAGGCTAAAGAGAACGCTGCTAAAGTAGAAGAGTTTGAAAAAGTAGGCGAAGAAATCAAGCCTAACCCAGAGGGGAATGTTCAATCTTTCAAGCAAGAGGTAGACTTTCACAAACTAACGGCACAAGAAAAAGTACAATATTTAATTTATAAAAACAAATAAAATGGCAGATTCATTAACTAAACTATACGTTGGAGAAGAAGCAGCTGGTTTCATTTCTGCATCTCTATTATCTGGAGAAACTTTAGGAAAAGGGAACATTACCGTTCTTCCAAACGTATCATTCAAAGTAAACTTAAAAAGTTTCGATTTATCAACTTCAACTGTTGCTGATGCAACTTGTGATTTTACTGATGCTGGAGATGTAACTTACGTTGAAAAAGCACTTGCTCCAGAAAAATTCCAATTGAATAAGAAGCTATGTAAGAACGACTGGCTTGGTACATTCGCTGGTGCATCTATGAGAGTAGGTGTAGACGGTACGCTTCCAGCTAACTTCCAAGAGTATGTAATCTCTCACGCTGGTGCGTTGGTAGGTCAAGAGGTAGAGAAGTCTATCTGGGCTGGTTCTACTGCTACAAGTGGGCAGTTTGACGGATTCCAAGTACAACTTTTAGCTGACGGAGATGTTATTGATGTAGCTGCTACTACACTTTCTGCTGCTAACATCGTTGCTGAATTAGGAAAAGTAAGAGATGCGATTCCATCTTCTGTTTACGGAAAAGAGGACTTGGCTATCTACATGGGAACTGCTGCTTTCAGATTCTACATTTCTGCACAAGCAGAATTAGGTTACCTTAACCAGTACCACGCTGGAGTAACAGAGGCTAACTTCGAGGGTATCAAATTAATCTGGTGTCCAGGAATGGGTGCTGACAAAATGGTAGCTGCTCGTAAGTCTAACTTGTTCTTCGCTACTGACTTGGTATCTGATATGGCAGAGGTTAAATTGATTGACCAAACTGCTATTGACGGTTCTGACAATGTACACTTAGTAATGAAGTACAACGCTGGTGTTGGATATGCAACATCTGGAGACATCGTTTACTACAACGCATAATTAATAATTTAGGTAGGGGTGTAATAGCCCCTACTTTTTAAAACCCTATATAATATGGCTTGTGATATAGCAAATGGAAGAGCGTTAGAATGCAAAGAATCAATCGGTGGTATTCGTAACGTATATTTCGCAAACAATGGGGCTGGTGGATCATTAACTATTGACGCTGACGGCGACCTAACGGGATTAGGTACAAGTTCGTCAGATGTTTATAAATACGAGTTAATTCCTCAAGGCTCAAGTTTTGACGAGGTTGTTACAGTATCTGAAGAAAATGGTACGGTATTCTACGAGCAGACTTTGACTTTATCTTTGCCTAACTTAACGAGTGCATCTTTAAAGGCTCTTAAAATTTTAGGTCAAGGTAGATTCCAAGTTTACGTTGAAGATAATAATATTGATGAAGCAACTGGTCAAGGAAAGGTTTATTTAGCTGGTGCTTTCAATGGTATGACAGTAACGGGTGGTAATGTAGGTAGAGGTCAAGCGTTTGGAGATATGAACGGATATAACCTTACATTAACTGGTAGAGAGCAGAGAGCAGCACTATTGTGTACTGCTGGTACAACTGCTGGTGCTTTACAAGGGTTAACAAACCCACCAACTGAAAACGCATCTTAATACTATAATTCAATATAATTAAGCCCTCACAAATAGTGGGGGTTTTTTTATATAAAACAATTTGATCTATTTCCTATTTAATTATATAACATTTAAAAACAAAGAAAATGCCTACAAATAATATCGTAAGACAAGGCTTTAAAGCAATAGACGTAACACCAAGCGATTCAACTGATATTACTGGTGCAGATGCAAACAATCCAGCAGCGTTATACGTTGGTAATGGTGGAGATGTAGAGGTTATCACATTGAACGGAGATACTGTTGTTTTCCATAGCGTACCGACTGGTACATTTATGCCTATTCAAGTTACAAGAGTAAAGGCTGCGAACACTACTGCTACTGATATTGTCGCATTATTCTAAATAAAGGATTATGTTAAACATAATTCAAAATACAATAGGAGCAATCCGTAGGGTTGGAGAAAGCGTTGTAAGGGCTGGTCTAAAGATGTGGTTGCCTTTTACTAAGGCAGAGCCTTTGGGAGAGAACTTAGTTGTAAATGGGGATTTTACTACTGATAGTGATTGGAACTTAACCAATGTTACTGGTGGTGGTGCATCAATTAACACCAACGATGATACTTTAGTATTTACTAATGGTTTAGGTTACGTTCAATCTAATGATTATATCTTAGAGAATGGAAAAAGATACATTGTAAAAATAGATATAGAAAGCGTTTCATCTGGTCTTATTAAAGTTGTGGCTGGTGCTGACGGCAGTACCTACTCGCCAGATTATACTGCTGGGGGGTTATATATTCATTATTTTACACCAACTACAACGCATGGTAAATTTGAGATTTATACTGGCTCAAGCTCTACAAGTGCAATAATTAATAGCGTATCCGTTGAAGAATACGCACAAGAAACCCCAGACATATCGGGCAACGATAACAATGCTATTTTAAAGACTGGTAAAGCGTTACAATTCACTGGTAACGATTCAGTACAAACATCTTTTCCGTCAAGCTACACGATTAAGACAATAGCCTTTTGGATTAATCCTACGCATTCATCTACTAACGAAGTTGTATTCTATGGTGGTGGTGCAATGGCTGGTACAAGAGAATTAAGATTAGACCATTTACAACTCGAAGCAATCAACAGTAATATAACTATGTCTACCCACGTTAATGGTGCTTTAGAGGGAGTTACTTACAATGGTACTCCAGCTACCTTAACACAAGACGAGTGGCAGAGAGTTGTTTTAACGTCATCTACTGGCTTTACTGTTGTTAGTGATACCTTTGACATAGGAAGTGGATTATATGGCTCTGACGGAAGATTTATAATGTCAGACTTGCAAATATATGACGAGGCTTGGACTACCGATGATATTGCTTTTGATTACGCTAACCCTCAAAAGTTAGTAACGGATAACGAAGATACAAGTATTACACTTGACAATCTAAAAGCGTGGTGGCATCTTAGCGAGGGCGACGGAACTATTGCTTTTGATTCTGCACCTTTGATTGGTAAAGAGTTGGTTGTAAATGGAGACTTTTCTACGGATAGCGATTGGACAGAGAGCGCAGGTAGTGGGTGGACTATTTCTAATGGTAGAGCATCAAACGACGGAAGTTTAAGTGGTAATGATTATTTAATAAATTCTGCTTATACATCTATTGTAGGTAAAACGTATAAAGTTGTTTTTACTGTTTCTGATTATGTTCAAGGTAGATTAAGAGTTAGAGCAGGTCAATCATCTTCAACTTATATTACTGCTAATGGCACATACACTCAATATCAAGTTTCTACTAATACAGAAACTGTAAGGTTTCAAGCAATAGATAATTTTATTGGCTCAATAGAAAACGTGTCCGTAAAAGAAGTCTACAACATAGACGGAGAAACTTACGACGGCTCTTCTTTAGGTGCCTCTTATGTAGATGCACAAGAGAGAATACCACAATTAGGTATGATGAACTGGAGTAAGGGAAGTAATTTGATTGAGTATAGTGAGGACTTTAGTAGTAGTTATTGGTCTAAGCCTGACATTACTTTAGCTGGTGGTTATCTTGCACCAGATGGTACTCTGTCAGCTTACAAAGTATCAGCCGATACTATTACAAGTGTAATAAACAGACAATTTTCTGGTATAGGTAGCTATTATAGGTCTATATGGGCAAAGACTACGTCGGGTACTGGTACACTTAGTTTGCTTACGAGGTATGATAGCACTGGTTCTGTCGTTACAATTACAAATGAATGGCAAAGGTTTACTATAAATTCATCTGATAGCTTACCAGATTATTTTTATGTAGCTGATTTTAGGGGTGGTAATTTGGATGAGGTTATTCTTTGGGGTGCTCAATTAGAAGATGCTGATTCTGTATCTGCCTACCGAAGAACAAACGGAGCTGCCGTTACAGACGCAACGCTTATATCGTCTGCTACCGATTCACAGAAAGACATCTTAGGCAACGCAGTAAGGGTAAAAGGAAGTGGGTTTAATTTAGACGGTACTGGTTATGCAGAGGTTTTAGATGATAATGTTTTTGATATACCAGCAAGTAGTACGCAAAATGGTGGTGCTTTTTCTATATGTGGTTGGGCGAAGTGGAAATATGTTGTACAGCCACAATATCAAAGCACACTTAACACTATTTATAATAATGGATTGAGGGCTACACAGAATAATACTTTTTCAATTAATGCTAGTTTAGAATCTGGAAATAATATAGCAAACGCTTTTATTAGTGGCACTCCTTTAAATGGCTCAACAACTTACACGCAAGGCGAATGGTTTTACTTTGCTTTAACAAGAGAAGTAAGTACTGGCTCTTGTAAACTTTACACAAGCAGGATAGATAGCAACGGGGAGTGGGTTGTTGCGTTAGACGGTACGGCGACTAACACTGATTCTTTAACAAATAGTGATAATAAAACAATAGGGTGGGATGGTACAACTAATGATAGACGTTACCACGAACGTATTGACGATATTAAATTCTACGACAGAGAACTATCACTTACTGAAATAGAGCAAAACTTTAACGCAACAAAGTCAGGACATAACAACTAAGAAAATGATAGGAAATATATACATTTGTTTAAACGAAGAAACGTACAATTCTGAAATACCAGACTTGTTATCTCGTTATAAAAGAGCAGAGTTTGACGAGGAGGGTGCTTTGGTGCAACTCCTACCGACAACATTCGCAGAAATGGGAGAGGATAACAGACGTCAATATGGTAGAGTATTAGAATTTCAAAAAGACGGAGAGAACTTTTACATATTAGAGTTTTCTGCAAGTTGGTTAAATGGAGAAGTATCTTACTTGCTTGGATTGGGCGAGGGATTAGCTTACCCAAACAATACACTACTTACGTCTGATGAAGCAGTTAGTTTAGTACAAGAAAATACTGGAGAATAATGTACATTTTTAGCGTAACATCCGATACTGATTACAATGCTGAATTATATGTTCAGTTAGATTATGACGTAGTGAGTAGTTCAAACTACTTTCTGCTGAATGTTACGAATCTCCAAACAAACGTGAGCAGAGCCGTTGTATTAACAAAAGACTACGCTAACGATAGAAACACTAAATTTAGTTTTACGTTTTACGCAGAGGATAACGAAGCAGAGGACAGAGTAGTATATCAAGAAACA